AATAAATTTACAAGGAATAAATCGTGGGCAGTAAAAACAAAAAGGTGTCACGTGGAGCCCAGCAGCGGGAACGTTTTAACTATATAACTGGTCAAATCGAGATAGTTCCCGGCACAAAGGCTGGCAAAAGAAGAACCCGCCTACCTATTGGTCATCCTCTTAGAACTCACGACTTACACGGACCAGTCAAACGTAAGAAGTAGTCTGGTCGCATGGTTGACCAAATAATGAAATGGCACGACGATGGCCATTTCATGCGTTTACGAATATGGAAATCCGAACTTGAAATTATGGAAACTCATTGTCCCCACGAAGATACCGGGGGCGATTGTTATGACTCTGTTTACGGATGTCTCGTCAAACACTTTATTGGAAGGTTTGGACTTGACTGCAACGCTGGCACATGTCCTGCCGCAGAACGCCTTGACTTATGTTGGACAAGTATTGGTGACAGACGAATAGTCGAAGAATGTCAATTGTGGTTCATGCCCAAAACGGACGAGGTGTTTGCCGCATGGCTTGAATCTAAAGTCAATTACAAAGCATCAGATTGAATATCTGCAAGTTCCTGTCGCTCAACGCTATTGGGGTCTTTGTTTTTCGCCTTGTTAAACAAATTTTCTTTATACCAGCGGTCTAGTTCAAACAAAGTGCTGTTCTTAACATATTTATAGCGACCGTTCTGGAATTTCTGCAAATGTCCATTTCTGACTAGCCGTCCGATTGATTGTTGAATAGCAGACGCCTTGATATTATTAAACATAAAGGCACGATACTCAGCAACAGAAAACATGCCGTCGCCCTGGTGGGACTTGAATCTGGCGTAGTTGAGCAATTTATGACCCAACGACCCGTGCATTACTCCGTGTTTGACAACTCTCTTCATGGGTATAAATCTATCAGAATATTTCCGTTTCGTCAACCCCTGTATTCAATAGATGTATTGCCCCCAAAAGATGCTGTATATCAGGGTGTTTGATGATGACATCTGAATGAACATTGTAAATATTTTGTCGATTCAATTTTGTCTTTGTAATCAGTCCTGATTGAACCAGCGATTTCACTGTCTTGTCAATAATTGCTTCGCTCATGTCGAGGTAAATGGCAAGCGCCCTAAGTGTCATGGTATTGTCTTCAATGAGTGCACATAAAACTCGGCCTGGAGTAGAGAGAAGGCCAACAACATTTTCATTGTGATACCGAAATACTTTTTGTTTGTCCAGTGTTTTGAGAATACTTCCAATCATTTCTTCACTGGCTTTGTCACCAAGAGACTGACGTAGAGCCAATATGAGTTTCTCGGTTTTTTCATCTGCCATAACAATTTACGGCACATCGTAGCGCGGATGAACTAATATGGGCGCACCACTCACCACATGGGGGCACCATGAAAAATAACTTAGCAGGAATCTTGAGCAATCTCAAGGAACAAAGTAAGCGTAGTCACTGCGCCGTGTGCACCATGGTTTGTGAAATGGACGAGGAAACCAAAGAGGCTTTTATTGATGTTATGCGCTCAACGGTGACAATTAAGTCAATTGTAGATGCTTTGAACGCCGAAGGCATAAAAATCAGCAGGTTCCAACTAGGGGAAGCGCGCCGCGAATGTATAAAAAGCAGTAAAAATTGCGACACCTTCAGGGGAGAGTAACTATGAAAAATTTGAAAGATTTAGTGAAGGAAAGTCGTAAACAAAACACCATAAAGGCAATCAAAGACGCACTGGATGCGAGCGGGTTGGACATTTCCGATGTCGGCAGTATCTCAAAAATTGCCGTTACGGGCAGGTCAGTTCACGATGAGGACAAAGGCACGGAAAAACAAACCACTACTTATCAGGTCGTTTTAAGTCCTGCGTTTCAGGGTGGGCCAGGGTCAGTAATAGAAAGGGCCGAAATACAACGACAAATCAAACGACAAAAGTCAAAAACAAAAAGAACTCACCTGAAAGGATGGGAAACAGCAGTAATACTCCCCGATATACAAATCGGTTATTACGATAAATCAATTGACCCAACCCGCGTGGAACTTGAACCAATCCACGATGAGACTGCTATCTCTGTGGCTTTGCAGGTTATTAGCGATATTCAACCAGACCAGATAGTCATGAACGGAGACAATCTTGACTTTGCCGAGTTTAGCAAATATCTAAACCGCATTCCTTTTCGCAACATGGTACAGCCCGCAATTGACCGCGCCGCCGAACTATGCAAAGAATTACGAGAAGCCGCGCCCGAAGCAAAAATTGTCTGGATTGAAGGCAACCACGAATCCAGGCTGCACAAATATATGGATACTTTTGCTTCAGCAGCCTCAGGTGTCACCAGAGGGAAACTCAAGACTCAAAACCGTGAGGATTTTCCGGTCAACTCTGTTCCATTTCTGTGCCGAATGGCAGACTTTGATGTTGAATACTTGGTCGGGTATCCAGAAAGCCGGTATTTCCTCAACAGCAACTTAAGCATCATCCATGGCCACAAGGTCAATTCCAATGGCACGACTGCCGCTAAATATCTAAACGATGCCCATCAATCAGTGATATACGGCCATGTTCACCGCATGGAGTATATGTACAGAACACGCCGCAGTCCCAAAGGACCCAGAACGGTGATGGCGGCAAGTCCTGGATGTTTATGCCGAACAGATGGCGCAGTTCCTTCTACGAATTCCGGCAGCGATTATTTTGGCAGACCTCTATCAATCGGTGGCGAGAATTGGCAACAGGGATTGGCAATAGTTCAGTATCAGCCTTTTAACGAAGGCGACGAATGGTTCAACTACGAACCGATGTGGATATTTAATGGGCGCGGCATTCTTAGGGGTGTCGAGTACCTGGCAACGTGATGGTCGTCGTACCAGAATTCGGAGATGACGAGGAAATGATGTACGTCATTAAGCAGGCACTTGATGAACTTCTACAAAAGGGATACCTGGAAGTAGTAGGGATTGACAAGAATGGCGAGTGGTTATACAAGGCCACTGAAAAAGGACTCAAATACTTTGAGAATCGAAGGCCTGGAAAATGACAACAATCGTCGGAATACAAGGGGATAACTTTGCCCTGATTTGTGGGGACTCCCAATTGTCAGAAATTGATGATAGCGGTTTTATAACGCAGGTTGTCACGATGCGTGACGGCACTGGCAAGGTTCAGTACAACGGCAGATATCTCATCGGTGTGGCTGGCGATGCAAGAGCGTGCAATCTTCTGCACCATGCATTTCAGCCTCCAACAGCGCCGCCAAATCTTAAAGGAAGGAAACTTGACCAATTCTTTACGGTTAAATTCATACCAAGCATGAGGGAATGCTTTGAACAGTATGGGTATGCAATGCCTGACAATGACCTGAAGATGCATATAGCGGAAATGGGAAGTTCTATCATCGTGGCGGTCAATGGAACCCTGTACACGATAGACCCCGATTACTCATGGTATTCGGACGTGAATGGGATTTATGCCATTGGAACCGGCGCCCAGTATGCGATTGGTGTCTTGTACGCCCTTTCCAGAAAAATACGTCCAACGGTAAACACGGCGCGACAGCATGCGATGAAAGCCCTGGCAGCAGCAGCAAGGTTTGACCCGTATACGGGAAGTCCTTACCATGTCCACATACAAGACTACAAGAAAGAGAGAAGACCCGAATATTAATTTGGGTAAATTTATATGGCGAAAAAAAAGATAGAAATCACTCCAACACCGTATATACACGGGAACAAATGGATGGAAATGGCAGCATGTAGAGGAAAAACCCACCTTATGTTTCCCAAAGAACATAAGGATATTACTTACATAGCAGAAGCAAGGGCCATATGTAAATCATGCTTGGTAAGAAGGTATTGCCTGCACTATGCCCTACAGTTTCCGACGGCAGACATGCATGGGGTGTGGGCTGGATTGACATCAAGACAACTGGCGGCAGAACAAAGAAAAAGAAAAATCAAGCCGACGAAGCCAACATTGGCCCAAATGTGGGGTGATTAGGCAATGCGAAGGTTGCAGGTTTCGCAGAATTCCAACCCCTGAAACATCACAATTTGCTGCGCGCAGTTAATCTGGCCGCACGGTTTGAGCAAAACGCCGCCAGTCAAATAGGAGCGAACCTCGTCATCTGGAGTGGTCTTGGCAAACTGTGAAGGGCCGGGCGCAGCAATTCCCCTATCTTCTCGGATGAACTGCCATACGGCGTACTCAATCAACTGAGATACTGAAATACCCTTATTCTCGGCGAAATCAATTATCTCGTTTTTCTGCTTACCGGTGATACGAATACCGAGGTTGTACAGCCTGTCGGCAAAGTCAGCCCGCTTCGGTTTGGGCAAGTCAGCCTCGCACAATCAGGGAAATCAGGTATTCCGTCAAGGTCAGACCAACGGCGTTGCTATCGTCAATCAATTTTCGTTTGATGTGAGCGGGCAACTTCAGGGTCAGGGCGACCTTGTCACCGATTGGCTGCTTGGGGGGACGACCGACGTTTTTGCGCATGATTAAGTAGAAAGGAGAAATATGACGAAGCACAAGGTCGCCATGGAAATCAGCAAAAACAGTGAAAGTGCGGCGCTTGTGTCTGTTTTTGGCTTTTTTTGTTGTTTTGTCATTGTCGAACGGGTATCCAGTAGGTGTTTTTAAACCATTCCTTTACTTTATCTTCATAAAGTGTTTCGAACCGCTTGGCATCGAACTGATTATTGAGCCCAACACCCGACAGAGCGTAGAGCGTCATGTGTAAAGCGTCGTGAATATCGCGTTGTTCATTGCTGACAGTCCCGTTCGCCGCATCAACAAGGATGGCTTGATACTGCACCCAGGCTTGTGGGGGTGGTGGGGGTGGGGTAATTGATTTGGTGTAATTAATAAGGGCTACACGAAACTCCCATGGACGAGGGGGAAATTCTTTTCCCAAACAAACATTGGGTAATAACATTGTGGCGAGGTCATAATCAAACTCCCCGACATACGGCGCCCACGCCAATACGTATTCTTTGATTTCTTTTGGCAACAGCATCCGGTCAAACGCACAGAAAACAGTCTTGATAAATTTAGACAACTCTTCCTCAGTCATCGGAATTGCCCCGCCCCCACCAGACGACATAAATGTACACCATGCCAAGCAAGAACACGATGAGTCCCGAGTTTTTCATTCGTTATATCCAATAAATCGTTCAATCGAGGCCGAATCTCGGAATATCAACTCAAGGGAGTTGTAAACCTTACGCTGCTTGTTCTTGCCCATGTGGAAATGGCTGTTGGAACAGCCTTCAATGGCCGACTTACAACCATCAATGCCATAGTCGTGAATCGCAACTGCCAGCAACATGCGGCGCTTGGTATCAAGAAAAGGTTTACGCTTTGATTCAGACTTATGGACACTAATCCAATGGTCAAAAACGTCTTGAATTTCGTCTAAATCTACGGTCTCCATCTTCTGACGGTCAGAAAGGGCCTTTTCTAGTTTTTCTTTTTTTGTCATTCGAAATCTCTTGTTGGCCATGGTGACCAATAACATACACCATTTCTGTATTACGGACGATTCCGGCCTTTCCACCACCGTATGGCCTAGTTACAGTTCTTTATAACGTAAAGGAACTTTGTAACCATCACCAAAGATTTAAACTTTGGAGGGGGTCCGGGGGAACCTTTGCTTAAAACTTCCGAGTTTTTGGCAAAGCGCCGCCGGCGCCTGGTTATCAGGCGTTGTGCTGTGGTTGGTTCTTCCTGGCCAGAAGTTTTGTGATGTTCGTCGATTTCGCGCGCCACCAATCTTGGACGCGAAGCCGACGAACGGGGCTCACGCTAGCACACTCGCGCGGCTTCGATAGCACTATTTCCGACTTTTTGAAAAAGTTACGTTATTGACACAAACCTTATGCTATTTTATATAAGCGCGGGGCCGTGGTGTTCCCCCTTTCCTCCACGGTACTCGCAAGCGGGAGTCGCCGCTCGAAGGTTGTGTCTTCGGTGGTTGGGTTCTTTGGGCGGTTACTCCCGCACCTTCTCCTCTAGAGGTCGAGCGGCTTCATCAGCAGCGCTCGTTCAAACAACTCTGGCATATACGCGGCGATGAAATTCGACATCAGATGGTTTTTTTCTTCTGCATCTACTTCGGGATAAATATTGTTTATTTCTTCAGCCTTAGCAAATAACACATTTTCGCTTAGCGCTGCGTAAAACTTTTTTTCGGTTGCCGTTGCCCATAACTCAGGACCAACACCATCAGCCAACGCCGAAGGCGGGACTGCCATCATGTAGATGGTGATGCCATTTAGGGTGTCCCTGGCGCCCGACAAAACACGGAGACCATCTGACCCATTCGGGTTTTCCCCTATTTCTTCCATCATTTCTTGAGCAAATCTATCCAAGTCATCTCTATCAGAAGCGTTCATGCGTACAAGATACCATACCCCCCCATCGCTTTCCACCACCGTAAAGGTTTGTCAATAAAATGTTTAAGTGTTTTTCAACAAACAACTCAAAATTTGCTAGTTGTTATTCGAGTCTATGTTATTGTTCTCTTTATGGACAACATCACGCGTTTCAACTTGGCAATTGCTGGGCTTACACAGTTC